ATCATTACTTAAGACCTAAGAAGAAGAGATACCCCTGCCGTCGGAAGTGAGTCTGCTGTAGGGACGCACCGCTCAAGGCGGTTTGACCCCGCATTACATTAAATCGGTCGTATATATATACATATAGTCACCTAAAATATTTCTGTTATATTCGCCCTATAACCTATTGAACAGGACTTTTGTAGCCCAAAGGGCGCAAAAAGGACTGGATATAAAAATACTTCCCGAAAACCTGTTCGGTTTTCCGATTTGAACAGGTTATCTTATATGTATAGATATTTATATATCTATACGGAGCGTCGCTCCGCCTCTTGCGGGCTACGCGACTATATATAATATATATAATTATATATAATATATATCAGGTGCCCGTATTCTGACCGTTTAACAAAGGGCGTTTATTCTAAGTTTTAACGGGGGTAACTGATGGGACGAAAATCGGGAAAAGTTGACATCCCAAAGGGCGAAGCCCAGGAGCGCGTCCTTCATCAACTGAGCCAAGGTAGCACTATCAAGGCGGCTATGGAGTCGGTTAACCGAAACGAAGTGACCTTCCGCCAATGGGTGATGGCTGACCCTGAATTCAAAGAACGCTCTGACAAAGCAAGACTAACGGGCAAAGGGGTCAAGGCTGACCTAGCCAACCTCAAGGACATTTCCTTCGAACAATTCTCCGAAGAGTTCCTTGACACTAAGATTTTTCCTCACCAAAGAACCTGGATAGATTTACTTGAGGGACGGGAGCCATCTTGGCTACACCCGTCTATGATATTCGAACCAGGGGCGCATAACCGAGTTCTGATTAACGTGCCCCCTGAACACGCCAAGAGCACGGTACTGACCATCAACTACGTCACCTACCGAATTGCCACCAACCCTAACATCAGAATCATCTTGGTCTCCAAGACCCAGGGTATGGCGCGTAAGTTCCTTTCAGCCATCAAGACCAGACTAAGCCATCCGTCCTGGATTAAACTCCAGACCGCTTTTGGTCCTAATGGTGGATATAAGGCGGACTCGCCTACGTGGTCCGCCGATATGATTTATCTTGGCTCAGGTCGAGATTCTGGTGAGAAAGACCCTACGGTTCAAGCCTTGGGTTTTGGCTCCCAGATTTACGGTGCACGTGCCGACCTGATTATCCTCGACGATGTCGTGATGAACTCCAATGCCCACGAGTGGGAGAAGCAAATTGAATGGCTTCAAAAAGAAGTTATCACGCGTTTGGGACGACACGGGAAACTCCTTATCGTAGGAACCCGTGTTGCCCCTGTAGATTTATACAAACAGATACGGGACGGCTCTAACTGGACTGGTGGTAAATCGCCTTTCACTTATTGTGCGATGCCAGCCGTTTTAGAGTTTGACGAAAAGCCTGCCAACTGGAAAACGTTGTGGGCAAAAACAGACCGCCCTGAAGGCGAGAATGATGAACCTGATGAACAAGGACTATACCCAAAGTGGGATGGAGGCGCTCTCTTCACAAGAAGAAGCGAAGTTGCTCCCTCTGTATGGGCTATGGTCTATCAGCAAGAAGACGTCGTTGAAGACGCAATCTTTGCGCCAGCAGCAGTTGCAGGATGTGTCAACGGTATGCGAAAGCGCGGACCGCTTAAACCAGGTGCTCCAGGTCATCCACAACACCTCGAGGGGTATACCGTTATAGGGCTTGACCCAGCAATGACGGGCAACACAGCAGCAGTTATAGCAACCTATAACAAGGCTGACTCAATGATTTATATTCTTGATTGTATCAATATGACCGACCCAACTCCTATGAAAATCAGATACTTGATTGAGGATTGGGTACAACGATACAAACCACAAGAACTACGTATTGAAATTAACGCTCACCAGAAAGCCTACGCCCTCGATGACGAATTGCGAAACTGGCTGTCAATGCACGGCTGCCAACTCAACTCTCACTTCACTGGTAAAAATAAGTGGGATACTAGTTTTGGTGTGGCTTCTATGGCAAGCCTTTTCGGCTCTCTTAGAGATGGAAGATTCCAAGATAACAATTTAATAGAACTACCTAGCAACGAAGGCTCTGAAGGTCTTAAGGCGCTAGTTCAGCAATTGATTACCTGGAAGCCTGACACAAGAAACGCAACCGACTGCGTGATGGCTTTATGGTTCGCCGTTATCCGTATCCGCGAGATGATGCAATCAGGAACTCAAACTCAACGTTGGGTTCAAAATCGCTGGGCAACTAGAGCACAAACTCAACGACGTACAACAATTAATTTAGACGAAGCCGTTGCAGAACAATGGCAAGAAATATACGGATAGGAAACTACAATGCCTAAGTATCAAGAAAAAAGAACACCAATCAAGGGGAGCGCTTCATCAACTCCTAACGCTGCTAAACCTCGCACTCCGTCTACACCAAGTGCTGATATGACTGCAAGCATCCCATCTCAATCACTACTTCCTAAAGGTACAACTGCACTACCACGCAAGACATTTGAAGACCAAAAGCGTGTAGACAAAGTTTATCGCTGGCGCTAACTTTTACTAACAAAGGAATACAATGGCATTATCAATCGAGCAGATTGCAGCGCGTGTAGAGTCTCTACGCTACCGCTCTGTAGACAGGGACCAGCGCAACCTTGACGTCCTTGCTGTACGCAAAGGTCAGATTGCTTCTGTATACCCTGACTTTTTTCCAGATGGGGTAGATGCCAATGTCGTTGCAAATTTTGTGGATATTGTTGCGCGAGACCTCTCAGAGGTTATGGCTCCACTACCAGCGGTTAACTGTAACGCGGCGAATTCGGTTTCTGATAGGGCTCGTAAGTTTGCTGATACACGTACTCGCATTGCCTCTAATTATTTTGCTCACTCAGATTTATCTGTACAGATGTATCAAGGCGCAGACTGGTACATCACATATGGTTTCGTCCCGTTCGTAGTAGAACTCGACGAAGAAGCAAAACTGCCACGCATACGCCTAGAGAACCCAATAGGTGCTTACCCTGATTTCGACCGCTACGGACGGTGCGTTGCTTTTGCAAAACGATACACAATGACACTAGGCGAACTTGTTTCCTTGTTCCCTGAATTTGAGTTCGAACTGCTTGGCAAGTTACGCTACAAGCAAGATTTGACTCAACAGGTTGAGATGATTCGCTACTACGATAAAGACCAATCGGTTGTTTATCTTCCAACAAAGGGCAACTTAGTTCTTTCAACTGCTAAGAATCCACTTGGAAAGATGATGATTGTTGTCGCAAAGAAGCCATCTGTTGATGGCGATATGCGTGGTCAATTCGATGACATCATTGGTATTCAGTTGCTACGCAACCGCTTCGCTCTCCTTGCAATGGAAGCAGCAGAGAAATCTGTTCAGGCTCCTATCGTTCTGCCTACAGACGTACAAGAACTTATGCTTGGTGGAGATGCGATTATCCGCACCAACTCACCAGCGGGCGTTCGTCGTGTAGAACTTAATCTTCCTCAAGGCGCATTCACAGAGCAGACATTGCTCAATCAAGAAATGCGTGTAGGTGCACGTTATCCTGAAGGACGTACAGGAAATATTGACGCTTCAGTTGTTACTGGTCAAGGCGTACAGGCTCTTATGGGTGCATTTGATACCCAGGTTAAGAGCGCTCAAGCAATCTTTGCTAGTGCACTACGCGATGTAATTCAGATTTGCTTTGAAGTAGACGAAAAGATTTTTCCAGAGACAAAGACAATTCGTGGTGTAGATGCTGGTTCACCTTATGAAATCACCTACAGCCCAGTCAAAGACATTAAAGGTGATTACTCTGCAGATGTCCGTTACGGAATGCTCGCTGGTCTTAATCCAGCACAAGGTCTAATCTTTATGCTTCAGGCTCTCGGTGGCGGTCTTATCTCTAAAGATTTGGCTATGCGTGAACTTCCATTCACAGTTAACGTCACACAAGAACTTGAAAAGATTGAAGTTGAAAATATGCGCCAAGCGTTGCTTGGTTCATTGACTGCTTACACACAAGCAATTCCAGCAATGGCTACACAGGGTGGAGACGCATCTGATATTGTGCGTAAGATTGCTGCAGTTATCAAGGCTCGCCAGAAAGGTGTTGCCCTAGAGGATGCGATTGAAGAAGCATTCCCCGCTGCAGAACAAGTTCCTTCTGCTGGGGTTGCCCCTGAAATGGTTGAGCAACCGTCCCCTGCTCCCATAGGCGCTCCAGTAGAAGGCGCTCTTCCAGCAGGTGCAGCACCAGAACTACCACCAGCAGCAGGCGCACCAGACATTCTAAGTCTTCTATCAAGCATTACAGGTGCAGGAGAAGCGAACGCAAGCGTAAGAACTATTCGACGACGATAATTTAGGAGGGGACAATGACAACGATTATCGGAATTGAATATGGCGATAAGAGCGTGCTAGTTGCTGATAGTCGTGTTATTGACGATTCAGGTCGAGTATATGCCCACAAGGTAATGAGAAAGATTGCTAAGCGAGGCGCTTTGCTTATCGCTGGTGCTGGAGAAGTTGCTCCGTGCGATATAGCGCAGAACATTTGGAACCCGCCACAGTTTACAGCGAAAGACAAAAAAGACGTCTATCGCTTTATGATTACCAAGGTTATGCCATCACTTCGCAAATGCCTTACAGACAATGGCTACAACTTTGACGAGGATAAGAAAGACGGTATGCGCTTTCAGTTTCTTATCTCAGTCGGTGGAGAAATCTTTGATGTTGATGAAGACCTATCGGTAATGAAGAATGAAGACAACGTATACGCTATTGGTAGCGGTGGTCCATTCGCATTAGGTGCTCTTTACGCAGGAGCAGAACCAATGCAGGCTATGGAGATTGCATCTAAGGTTAGCGCTTATTCAGCGCCTCCCTTTTATGAAGAAGTTCAATATAAGTGAGCAAGTTTAACGAGGCTATAGACAAGGCAATGCGTATCCTTGCCGAAGAGTTAGAAGATTCAGAGAGCCAAATCTGCACAGGATGGGTTCTTGTAAGCGAGTGGTCAGATTATGAGGGCACTCGATACTTAATGACAGACGTTAGCGACAATATGAATCCTTGGTTAGCCAAAGGAATGCTATTGAGCGCTGAAGAATATTCATACACACCAGAGGAGAAATGATGGTTCGCGGAGGATTTCGCCCTGAGGCGCAGCAAAATAATCCATTCTCTGTTTCTGGTGATGGTGGAGATGGTCAATCAGGAAAGTTTGTAGCAGAAAAGGCAGCAAAGGCTGCACAACTTCGTCCATCTGGCTTTACTCAGGGAATGAATACTGCTATATCTCAACAAATTTCAGAAGGTGGTAACGTGGCTAGTACAGCAAATGCAGCAAATCCAGCATCTAAGTTGCCAAGTGGCGCTGGTATTGCAGACCTCCTTGGCGCTATTGACCCACTTGATTCTGAGCCACAAGAGTTCCGCCCTATTACAGATGGCGTAGATTTTGGTGGTGGTCGCGGTAGCGAAGTAATACCTAATAGCCTTAACCCAAACAATCGTCAGATTGAAAATGTTGAATTAGTAAAGCGTTATCTTCCAGACCTACTCAACGCAGCCCGTATTCCAGGTGCACCTGATTCATACAAGAGAATGATTAACTCTCTTATGCGAGAGATAATGTAATGAGATGGACAGAAAACACATTCTTTGACCATTTAGATAAGTTCGGTAACTCCCTAGGTTACGACAACTTTGGGATTGCTTTTATGCTGTCAATGGTTCCTTGGGAAAGCCCAACAGATAGAGATAATTTTATTAGAGAAATCACTGGTCAAGACGTTAAAGGCGGAGAACCTTCTAACTTTAACCCAGATTACTTGGAGTTCTAAATGGCATTTTGGGATAACTTTAAGAAGGCTTTAGGTGGCGACGAAAAAGCAGCAAGACAAGTTGTTGATGCTCTTTCTCCATTTAATATCCTTAAAAGAAGTGCCGAAAAAAATGTCAAGACTGCACTTGGTGTAGCAAAGAAGGCAACAGATGTTGCATCTCCAGTTCTTGAACCAGCAGGTAAGGTACTTAGTTTTCTAGGCAAAGGTATAACAACTCCTTTTCAAGCATTAGGCGCACAGCCTGGCGCAGGTCCTGGTGCCACAGCCCTCCAGGCTGGAGCAAGAATTGGTGTTACCAAAACTGCCGCTGATATTTCACAAGACTATGGCACAGACCTAAACCAACTTCTTAGAGATGGTATGTCTGAATATGCTGCAAAGACAGCAGCGGAAGCAGCAATTCCTGTTGACCCATTATTGCAAGTATCGGCTAAACTTGAAGAGAAGGTACTTAGCCCTTATATTAAGCGCCCTATCTCAGCAGCAGCACTTCTTACTGACCCAGAAAGTCCATTGTTTGAAGACGATGCCTATGGTAAAGGTATTCAACTAAGTGACATTCAAACTGCATATGAGCGAAGCAAGAATGTTTCACTTGGCGTAGCCCTCACAAAGTCTTATCTAAATCCATTTCATATTACAGGAGTATCAGATGCCATCCTAGAAGATGGCGGTATTGATATTGACCGAGTTAATCTATGGGACGATAATGATGTTCAAAAGAACTTTGTTGACAATACAACTGGTCGTTGGTTAACTGGCTTTACTGACTTCTTAGTTGGTAATGCAGCAATTGTTGGCGTAGGTTCAGCATCTGTTTCAGCACTTAAGGCAGCAGCAAGAGCCTCTGGATTAAGCAACAAGATAAATGTTTATGATGTTAATGCTATCTCTAAATTAGAGAAACTAGCAGATGACCATATCTCAGGTACGCAACAGACTGTATTTGGTTCAGATATTGTCAATCTTGCCAACACGCAAGACATTGTTTTAATTAATAGGATTCTAAAGCCACACACAAACAACCCTCGTTTGGCTACATTAATCAAAGATACTAATGACCCGAACTTTGTTCGTGACCTTCTTCTTGCTGATAAGGGTTATGCCCCAGCAATTGAGCGCCTTGCTGGCGCTAAGAAGATGGATGATGTCTGGTATCTATCCAATGCTGGCGAAGAAATAGCGTCTAATTACATTAAGACTGGTCAATATCTTTCATACAACCAACAGGCTAAAGAGCGTTGGAGCAAAGCATTTGATGATGCTATTGCCAAGAATCCTGAAACTCGGGACATCTTTGATGCGTTTATGCGCGATGAGTATGACATCCAATCAGGACAGTTCTTGCCAGAGCCTCGTATGCTAGGCACTGCCTATAAACCAATAGAGCCAGTAATTCCTCTAGTTAAAACACCAGTTGGTCGTGGGGCTGTAGCAAAGATTCGTGAAACTGGTCAGAGGTTTTCTGTAGGAACTCAAGTCCGCGATTATAGTCAGGTAGGCGGCATAGTTCAACAAGTCATTGGTGGTGGTGCTCAAGGTAAAGCAGCCACAGTACTAATGCACTTTACTGGTAGCAAACTACCTAGAGGAATTATAAGCCACTCTGGTCTACGCCCAGGTGACGCAGTTGAAGAAATCAATGCGTGGCTTGATGACATTCCATTATTCCGTGATGGCAAAAGGACTGTTAAATTAGCCGATGGAACAACCGTAACTGCTGCAGATTATCGTCGCAACCTTATTGACCAGGCTCTAATGCAGAAGACTGATGGTGCTCGGTCTGCTTTCTTTGAGAAGATGAGCGACGATGTAGCCATTGACACACTCAATAGTATGGGTTTAACCCGAGTTCAGGCTAAAGCGTTCGTTGAAGAATTCAGTACAAGTATGCGTCAGTATCACGGCGACCTCAAGCGGGATTCATTTGCTATGGACCCAAGTGGATACAGGGTTGTAATCAATCCTCAAACTCAACGTCAATTGGCTAACGCTACACCATTGATTCCAATGGGCGAAATTGTAAGACAAGTAGCAAGAATAAAGGGCGTTATTGACCCACGCCAGAATGTCTTTACTTCTGCTGGTAGACAAACATTTGAGTTTGGTAACAAGATATTCTCATTCGCACAACTTGTCCGCCCAGCATATATTCCAAAGAACTCTATCTTTGAGCCTTTGAACGCTGCCACTATGTCTCTCGGTTCAAAGTTCCTTGCAGATTCAACAGAGACATTTGTAAAGAACAGCCTATTTAATAACAGGAATCGTTTCTTTGCTGCTGTTGATAAGGCTAATATTAAGGATAAGTTGCGTAAGAAAGCCCTCAAGGATGAGTATAGAATGTATACTCAGCAGATTGAGCAGGCTATTGATATTGCTGACAATGCAGTATCTGAATGGGTTGAGTTCTTTGTAGATACAACAAAACGCTCACCAGTAACCAGAGCAGATAACCTAGAAATTGTCAAGGATAACCTGCGGGCAGCAGAGCGCTTGCTTGCTAACCTTGAAGGCAGAGCACGAGACAGAGCCAGGGAGTTCAATACTGTCCGCGAAGAGGTTCCAACTCTTTATGGTCTAGTTCGTAGAACTATGTATCTTAAGTCATTAAATGACCCTAAGTTGGCTGGGGATATTAGTGCAGCAGAACTTGCAATTACAAAGGCTGCAGGTGACATTAACACTTTGGCGCCAGACCTAAACAAACTTAATGTGTCAATCAAAAAGGCTTATGATGATATTGATAAAGTCCTTGTTGATATGGGTCCTTCTCGCAAGGCTGTAGCAGATGAATGGTCGGTTGCAGATAACCGCCGTATTCGCCGTAAGGGTCGTCAAGAAGAACAAGGATATGTTCTAACCAATGGACAGAGCATTAACATCCCTCGTCTTGAGAGTGAGAATCACCTAGGAACTTCATACAAGGCTGAAATCTCCAACCGTCACACACGTGAGATTGAACTTCTTGGAGATAAGTCTTTTGCTAGCCGAGTAGGAATGTTAGGTCGTAAGACACCAAACCGAATTACTCCTGTATATGACCCAGCATATTTTGATGAACTAGCCTATGTTGTTAATAACTATATGCGAGGCGATGTTCTTATTGACCAGATTCTTTCTGGTCGCAGTCGCAATGACATTATTGCAACCTGGGGTGTAAAGCGCGGCGGAAAGACATACGCCGAAGAATTTGGTCGGGATGCCTCTGACATAATTGATATGATTGATGACCAGATAGCATACGTCAACCGCTATCTACCTACCTTAGAAGCAAAGGCAGCAGCCCTTCAGGGTGAGGTTCGTGGTAACCAATTAGCACAAATTCTTGGTGACAAACTAGAGAGATTGACCCCAATCAATCCATTGGATAATCAATACTCAACATCAATAAGAGACAACAAGAATCTTATGGAGGCTTTTGATAGAGCCACCAGCGCAGCGTGGGCTAAATTAGGTGCCCCTGAAAATGCAATCCGTTGGGCTTGGGGCAGTGTTGAATGGCGTAATAGAACAACTGAAAAGTTGAATCTTCTTGCTTCCCAAGGCTATGAAGTTACTACTGGAACAATTAACTCTGTTCGCCAGGCTGCAGCAATTGAAATGGTTAAAGAGGCTGAGAAGACTTTTTACTCAATTCGCCGTCAGAATAGAGCAATCTTTGCAGCACGAACAGTCTTATCGTTCCCAGCAGCATCTGTCAGCGGTTTATATCGTTATACAAGATTTGCTGCTAAGGCGCCAACGCGTATGGCTGGATTCCTCAACTCATACTATGGAGCGTATAACTCCTTCGGAGTTGACAAATACGGAAACCCAGTAGATAACCCATTAGATGCTGAATACTTAATTGTTCCAGGAACCAAAGAACTTGGTCTTAAGAATGGCAAAGGTATTATGGTTGGAACTCGTGCCATTAACTTTATTGCCAACTTTGCTGGACCTGCTTACGCAATTCCAATTGCTGTGGGTGCAATCGTAAGTTTTAAGCCTGAAGCAAGCACAATGGTTCGTGAAGCAATTGATAAGACCTTTGGCAAGATTCCTGGATACTCATATGAAGACCTATTCCCATATGGAGTTAACCCTGATTTAGGCGATGCAGCCATTAGAACATTCACTCCAGCCTGGGCAAGAAACGCTGTTCAATGGATTACTGGAGATATTGGCGATAGAGAATGGCTAGATACCTACGCATCTGAATGGAACTATCAGATGGCTCTATATGAAATGGGTATTGGCAAGGCTCCAACAGAAGAAATAGTTGCAAAACAAACAAGCAATAAATTCAGAGAAAAATTCTTGTGGCAGTTTGGTTCACCACTTGGCTCACCTGCCGTCATTGATATGCGCCCAGACAGTATCTTCTCGACATATTACAGAGCATCCTATGATAAATACAAGGCTGCCAATATGAGCGATGAGGAAGCAAGCCAGGCTGCCCTAAACGATTTGAATGAAAGAGCAGCAGTACTTGGTGCAACTCAGCCATTCGACAAAGACCGACTATATTTTGGTGCAAAGTTAAAACCAAAGGCAACGTATGTTGTACCTACGGTTGAAGGTTATAGCCGAGTATGGGAAGACAATGCTGGACTTGCTAAAAAACTAGGCGAGTTTGACAAGAACCTTATCGGTCTTATGACAGCAGATTTGATTGGTTCAGAGTCTGACCCCAACATTAGCCGTATCCTCAATAAGCCAGGGACAAGACTTCCAGATGGAACTACCCTAAATTTACCCTTAAAGTCTATCAAGGATGTAGAAAACGATATTGAAGTTGGTAAAGTTTGGGATGTCTACGTAGATTATAAAGACCTTCTAAACAAAATGGCTAAAGAAAAAGGCTATGCAAGTTATGCCTCAGTTCCTGAATTGCGTGAAGCACTACAAAAGTATGCACAAGAACTTACGGTATATAGCCCAGCCTGGGGTAGAGTTTATAAGAATCGAGTAAGTCAAGATAGTTCTTACAAGTACGCTTGGGGACTTACCCAAATTCTTAAGAACGATAAGTTTATGGAAAAGCACGGCAACAGTCAGTTCTGGGTTCACGCCAAAGCAATGATGAAGTACAGAGACGACTACGCAAAACTTTACAAAGATGCACCCTCTGGATATAAGTCAGCAGTTCAAAACGCTTGGACTGAATATGTTGAATCAGTTATTGATTTACTTGACCCGAATCTAGCAGACATCTTTGACAGATATTTCTTGAGCGACAAACTTACGGAGGTAGGAAATGAGTAGGTATAGAGATAATGGTAATTTACCTGCCCCTAGTACCAACATTGTTTTCCCTGCCAAAGGAAGCAAAAAAGTAATCAACTATATCTGGATGCCAGATAAAGATGGTAACTTAGTCAAGAAAGATTCTGCATTCGTCAAGAAGTCGTTCGCTAAACTATCAGAATCAGCACAGGCAGCACTTGCTCAGTATCTTATTTCTCAGAATCGTATGCCTACCGATGCTGCTCGCAAGACTCTATTTAATAGCCTGGTTGACGCAGCCGTAGCCTCATACAAAGAGGGTAAGAAGCAGACCCCTTGGGATGTCCTAAAGATTCAGTTGGACAATGCTCCAACCCAAACTGGCGTAACCATCAACTATACGAACTATGACAAGATTACATCTGATGCCATTCTTCGTAATGCAGCCAAGCAATTAGGTTTTGCTGAGGGTTCATTTGCTCAGTTTGGCGAACAAGACCTTGCCCAATTCTTTGAGAAGTTAACTGAAGCAGCCAAGGCTGCGGGCAAAGAAACTAAAGAAGTTATCCGTCCAGACGGAACTAAGGAAATCATCACCACTCCTGGTGGCTTTGATGCCAATGCTTTTGCCCAGAATTACCTATGGGCTAAGGTCAATATTGGAGACCCAAAGACCATACCAACCAGCGTTCTAAATAAAGTTGATGCTCTTCGTTCAGTTCTTAAGATGAATGGTCTTGACTATTTAGGTCAGAAAGAAATTGCTAACTACGCTTTGCAATTATCAAAGGGCGATGTAACTCTTGATGACCTCAAGAAGCAATTCAATGCAAAGGCTGCAGAACTTTACCCACTCTTTGCTGACCGCCTCAAGGCTAACCCTAACTTAACTGTGATGGACTTGGCTGAACCTTATATTGGAAGAATGGTCAAGTATTGGGAAGTAGACCCAACAACAATTGACCTATCCAATGCAGACCTTGATAAGTTCCTGCGTCCAGATGGAACAGCAGGCAAGACACCAATGGGAAGTCTTGCTGACTTTGAGACGTATCTTAAGTTCCATCCAAATGCAGAAAAAACAACCTGGGCAATTAATGGTGCACGAGACCTTGCTACTGGCTTGGCAAGCGCTATGGGATTCGGAGTATAAAAAAATATGACCGTTGAAGAAGCACAAGCAGCATTAGACGAGGCTCAAAAGGCTTTTGATGCAGCCAAGGGAACTGGCGTAAGAAATGTTACCGCAGCAAGCAGAGCACTCAGTGCTGCAAAAAGAGCGCTTGCTACTGCACAAAAAGCAGAGGCTGCTGGAGTAAATGTAGGCGGTCTTTCTAGAGCAGAACAACTTTCTACCATTCGTCAGGCTGAATACACTGCAGCACAAGAAGAGGCTGGCAGAGGAGAAAAGCCAACACCGCCACCAGCAGATGAAGAATATACATACGATTATGTATGGAGGTCTGAACCAGGCGGACGCGGTGGTTATTGGAGTTTAGTAAGATACCAAAAGTACGGTACTCAAACTGGTGCTGGTAATACTGGCACTGGTAATATTAATACTGGTAACATTAATACTGGCAATGTAGATACTGGTAATGTAAATACTGGTAACGTAAATACTGGTAATATCAACACTGGCAACATTAATACGGGAAATATTGTAACTGGTCCGACCTTAGCCAAAGATGTATTTAAGCAGACACTTGCTCTTTTCTTTGGAGAAGCAGAATTATCCAAGGCGTGGATGGATGAACTTTACAATGTGGTATCTAAGTTCTATAGAAGTGGTACAGACGTAGCCACATCACTAAATATGGCTTTATTAGATTCCCGCAACAATCCTAATCTCAAAGCATTCACAGACCGATTCAAAGGCATCTACGCACTTCAAGACTTAAGACAGGCTGGAAAGCCAGTTAGCGTACCTACTATTGCTGAGTATGTTGCAGCACAAAAAGGTATGGCTGACATACTTAATGAGGCTGGGCTGGGAGATATTTCTACTGAACAGTTTACTGGAGAACTTATTGGCAAAGGAAACTCAGTCAGTACTGTTGCCGATAAAATAGCCAATGTATACAAGCGTATTGATATGGCTCCAAAAGAAATTAAAGATGTATTGGGTCGTTATTTCCCAACAGTTGACAGACCAACCCTTGCTAAAACAATTCTCTTGGGCGAGAAGGGTGTTACCCAACTTGTTGATGAACTCAATAAGTATGACGTATTGGCTGCAGCAGAACAACAGGGAGTCGGAGCACTTGGTGCTAAGGGCATAGTTGGCGGAGTAACAGAAGAGCGAGCACAAAATTATGCTCGACTTGGATACAGTTACAGCGAACTTCTTCCTAAGTTTGCTCAAGTAAGAGAAGTAACTCCTACTGTTGGCAAACTTGCTGGAATATCAAAGGCAGCAGATATTGGTCAAGTTGGAGTAGAGCAAGCGCTTATCAGCGGACTTGCACAACCAATGGAGACAATCAAGAAACTCGGAGAAGAAGAAATTGGTCGCTTCTCTGGTAAAGCAGGTCGAGCAGAACTTGGACTTGCATCGCAGCGCAGAGCAAATCGCGCTTTCTAAATAGAATCCTGAGCGGACCGACCAGCCCCGCCAGCGTATAAGACTGGTAGTAAGAGCCAGCCCATTTCCCCGAATGGCAACTGTGGCTTACGAACTAACAACGAATAGAAGGGTGGAACGTTGCTATGAGCAACAACTACTGGGAAGACGAAGACGACGATATAGACACAAACGAAGTACTAGATGGCAATGACCTAGTTAAGAAACTACGTAAAGCCAAAAGGTCCGACGAGAAACGTATCAAGGAACTTTCAGAACAACTAGAGGGATTCCTCAAAGAGAAGAAAGAAAACACCGTCCGTCAAGTCCTAGAAAAGAAGGGCGTAAACGCAAAGGCTGCACGTCTTATTATGAAAGACTTAGATGACGTTAACGAAGAGACAGTAAATTCCTGGCTCGAAGATAACGCAGACTTATTCGGTATTAAGACAGCAGAAGCCCCCGAAGTAGACAAGAAGAATCTTGCTGCACTTCGCAATCAAGATGTTCTTACTCAGGGAGCGGTTACTCCCGACAGGGCAGAAGACTTTGAAATGCGTCTAAACAACGCAAGTTCAGCAGAAGAAATTCTGGGTCTTCTCCGTTCACAAGAATAATCCGTTCATAGTCAAGGAGACTAAATTAAATGCCTAACGCATATACAGATACGTCGAGCACCTCGCTCGGCGGTTCCGTTGGTGGCGCAGGTCTCGTACAGAAGGCGTATGACCGTCTTCTCGAGTTCGCTCTCCGTTCCGAACCCCTAATCCGTTCGGTTGCAGATAAGCGTCCTGCTCGCCAAGCATTCCCAGGCTCAACAGTAGTTCTACAGAAGTACGTTGACCTTGCACAAGCAACAACTGCTCTTACTGAAACAACAGACCCAGATGCAGTTGCACTCTCAACACCAACCTCCGTCACCATTACTCTTTCTGAGTACGGTAACGCAGTTCTCGTAACCCGCGCTCTCGAGTTGTTCTCACTCGCAGACGTTGACCCAGCGATTGCAAACATCATTGCTTACAACCTCGCTGACTCAATTGATGCAGTTGCAATGACAACTCTCCGCTCTGGTTCAAACAACATCTTCGCAGGAACCGCAACTTCCGTTGCTGGAGTTACTGCTTCAGATACAATTGACTCAGCAGACATCCGCAAGTCCGTTGCTCGCCTTCGTTCAAACAAGGCAAAGGCACGTCGCGGAAGCCTTTACTGGACAGGTATCCACCCACAAGTTTCACACGACCTTCGTGCAGAAACAGGAAATATGGGCTGGAACTTTGTTCACGCTAACTCAAACCCAGCAGTAGATAACATCTGGGCTGGAGAAATCGGAGATTACGAAGGTGCATTCTTCGTAGAGTCACCACGTCTTTACAATGCTAAGTCAGGTGCAGACCAGACCGCACTCGCTACAACCGCTGTAACTGTTGCAGGTACATCAGCGGGCTTCACCTTCGGTGTTGCTTCATCTTCCGTCATTGCTTCACGTGCTGAAGTTGGCGATAAGATTGCTGGAACTGGTATTGCTTCAGGTGCAAAGATTTCTGCAATCAGCACAACTGGTTCAACAACCACAATTACTGTAGATACAGCAAACACTGCTGCAGTTACTGCAACAACAACTGTAACTGTAACTCCAGTAACCCGTGTATTCAATACAATCGTTTGCGGTGCTCAAGCAATGGCAGAAGCCGTCGCTGAAGAACCACACGTCGTTATCGGTAACGTCACTGACAAGTTGATGCGCTTCCGCCCTATGGGCTGGTACGGCGTACTCGGCTTCGCAGTTTACCGCGACGAAGCGTTGTATCGCATTACTTCAGGTTCCTCAATCGCTGCTCTCTAGTTGATTGACTCTGGGGGCAGACCCTTGAAAGTCTGCCCTTTGGGGTGAGTTCATTAGGAGGACTTATGGCTGAATGGCAATTTCTTCCACCAACAGTGGATGAAGGACTTACAGGTGTTCAGCGGTTGTTTCAGTTCTACAAACTGACACGAGGAATAACAATCGTAATGAATCCAACAACAGGGACATATCAACAGATACGTTACCCACTAGATGAGTCACTACCTGATTATCCTCAGGTATATCGCGGTGGATATAAGTACACAGTTGATGACGCTACCAAGGCTGCGCTTATTGCAGGCAATGTAGGTGTAACAGAAAGTAACTTTACTCAACTATGAAACATTGGGAATACCATCCTGAGCCAGTAGAAACCTGCTTTGGATGTAAGGGACTAAGTATTCAGATGAACGCAGGAGATGCTGACAGTCGTAAGTTTATGACTAACAAGCGTCACAACAAAGAATTGGATGCCTATAGGGAAGCAAGAGACCAAGGTATTCAACCCGCTGGGACAACAATGGACAAAATCCAAGAAGCAGTTAAGGCTAGTGAAACACTAGGCAAACCTTACAACGCCGAGAAGATGCCTCCAGCAAAGCATATAAACAAAAAATCCGCAGCAGTAATGAAAGAACTAGGAGTATAGATATGCCAATGGTAGGCGGCAAGAAATTCCCATACACAGCAAAGGGCAAGAAAGCAGCCAAGGCTTATGCAATGGGCGAGAAGATGGAATCAAAAGCAGAAAAGAAAATGGAAGCCAAAAAAGGTATGAAGAAGATGGCTGCTAAAAAGTCAATCAAGAAGATGGGCAAGAAGAAGTAATGTCCAAGAAGAAACCTACACCAACACCTACACCAACGCCGAAGGCTGGTAAGACAAGAATTGGAAATCTTGCTACACCTCAGCCTACGTTTGCTGCTCAAGGTAATCAAGGTGAGACCTTCGACAAGATTATGAAGCAGAAATATCCTTGGTGGAAATAATGAAAAAGTCAGCAGCAAAAAAGAAAGTCGCAAAAGTAATGCGCGAGTACAAGGCTGGAACTCTTCATTCAGGAAAAAACCCAAAGGGTCCTAAGAAGGCTCCAGTTGTGAAGAGCCGTAAGCAAGCAATTGCTATCGCCCTATCTTCAGCAGGTATGGCAAAGAAGAAAAAGAAATAATGTCGTCAGGAAAATTGAAGCCTCACAGAGGGTTTAACCCAATCCAGATTAAAGATGGAATGGTTGTGAGGCTTCGTAAAGATGGCAGAATCAAAACAGTATTAGGAAAGTATGGGGAATATGGAAAGCAAGAGAGACCCAAGGCTTAAGCGAGCAGGCGTATCAGGCTTCAACAAGCCTAAGCGTACTCCTACCCATCCCAAAAAATCACATATTGTTGTGGCTAAAGTCGGGGACAAAGTAAAGACTATTCGCTTTGGCGAACAAGGCGCTAAGACCGCTGGTGCTCCTAAGGCTGGGGAGTCTGACAGAATGAAAAAGAAGCGTGCATCTTTCAAAGCACGTCATTCAAAGAATATTGCTAAAGGCAAGATGAGCGCAGCCTATTGGGCAGATAAGGTGAAGTGGTGAAGAAGAAAGCATTCTGGGATACAAAGAATCCAAAGAAGACATCTAAGAAACTTACTCCTGCTCAAAAGGCAGCAGCAAAGAAAAGGGCTAAGGCAGCGGGACGTCCTTATCCTAACTTGGTAGACAACGCAGCAGTAGCCAAGAAGAAAGGCAAGTAATGGCAACAGGCACAGCAGGTAGTACATTTACAAGCGAACTCAACCGCTTGGCTAATGGTGGGACATATCCAGTATTGACTGCATATCTTGCACCTGTCGGTGCTGCCAACGAATACTCTGGCACTTCAGGGCTTGGACTACTCGGTGCCCTTAACCTAGAAGCAGACCCTACTCGCCAGCCTGATGAATACAAAGGCTTAGGCGCTGTATGCAATGAACTTGCTGGAACAACAGACCTTTCACCGACTGATGCCTTAAGGAGTATTAACCTGTGACAACTCTCAGTAATATGATTGATGAGGTTTTGATTAACCTCTCAGGCTACACATATCAGCAGGACCGCTCCACATATCTTACCGCAGCAGTCACCACATTAACTTCTCCTAGTTCTTCTCCTACCATCCTAAGCCTAGGCTCTACTGACTCAGTAGGTAAAGGCGTTCTTGAAGTAGGCGAAGAGTTGATGTGGGTTGACTCATTTGACCGTGTTGCTAACACAGCCACTATCGCCCCTTATGGGCGTGGCTACCTAGGCACTACAGCCGCTACAGCAGCCGTTGATACAAAGGTTACTGTCTCTCCTATCTTCCCACGTTATGTGGTTAAGAAGGCAATCAATGATACAATCCGTGCTGTAGGAACTCAGTTGATGGTTGTGAAGCAGACCACATTTACATTCAATGCTGCACAGACCACATATGACCTAGGGGCGCTGAACATAGAATCTATCTTGACTGTAATGTGGCAAGATACTGGTCCATCTCAAGAGTGGATTCGCGTTGGTCGTTATGACTTTGACCCGCTAGCAGAGACTGCAACGTGGGGCGAAGGAAGCCAGACTATTTCAATCTATGACTTTATTACACCTGGTCGTACCGTCAAGGTTATGTATGTAACACAGCCTCAGGCGTTTACATCTAACGAACAAGAGTTTACAGTACGAACAGGATACCCTGAATCAGCACGAGATGTAATTATCTTAGGTGCTGCTTACAGATTACTTGCTTACCTAGACCCTGCACGTGCTTCTCAGATTAGCCCACAGGCTGACGAGATTGACGCTAAGCGTCCATTTGGTTCAGCCAACAATGCAGTACGTCAAATCTTTGCCCTATACACACAAAGACTACGAGAAGAAATTTCCGCCTTCCAAGGTCAATATCCTCCCCGCATTCGATTCAACCGATAGGAACCTGAATGACAACTCGCCAATACTCCTCTCGCTCTCAGCAGTCAACGCTGACAGGTGCCATTACCGCTGGCGCTACGTCATTTACAGTTGTCTCTGGAACAACTCTCCTTGGTGGTGTAACGATTCCATCAGGCAGAACATTTACTCTTGTTATTGACCCAGATACGGCGCTTGAAGAAATTGTAGATGCCACTGCGGTATCTACTAACACCTTTACCGTAACACGAGCCATTGATGGCTCAACTGCTCAGTCTCACTCAGCAGGTGCAGTAGTTCGACATATGGCAATTGGTCGAGACCTTCGTGACGCAAACCTCCACGCAGAGGCAGATGCTTCTTATAACGATGGTTCTGGTAATGCTCACACAATGCACGGTATCGGTTCAGGCGAAGGCGTTGTCGTAGGTACACTTAAGACACAAACTCTTACCAACAAAACCCTTACGTCTCCAACAATCTCTGACCCAACAATTACAGGCACCGCTTCAGCAGGTGCCGTGTTGGTATTTGAAGGTACAACTGCAGACGCATACGAAACTACTCTGACAGTTGTAGACCCAACTCAAGATAATACGATTACCTTGCCTAACACAACGGGCACCGTAGTTATCGTAGATGCTACCCAAACCCTAACCAACAAGACTCTGACCAGCCCTACTATCTCGGGCAGTCCAGTCATAACTGGTCTATCTAGTGCAGGGATGATTTCATCATCAGCCACACCTAAAGATTATGTAGATAGCATTCTAGGCTCAGCAACGGCTGCAGCAACCTCAGCAGCATCGGCTGCTACCAGTGCTGCCTCTGCCGCTACGAGTGCCTCTAGCGCCTCTACAAGCGCTTCTAGCGCCCTTACTAGCGCTAACAGTGCATCTACCTCAGCCACAGCAGCAGCCACCTCTGCAACCTCTGCAGCGGCTTCTGCGACTGCAGCGGCTACCAGTGCCACAAGCGCTGCTGCCTCTGCCCTAACGGCTGCTAACTCTGTAGCCACAATTGCAGGCTATGCAACTACGGCTTCTAACTCTGCTTCTGCTGCTGCCACATCTGCTACTTCGGCTGCTGCCTCAGCCACTGCCGCTGCAACAAGTGCTACTAGTGCTGCCGCTAGCGCTACCGCTGCTGCTACTAGCGCAACATCTGCTGCAGCCAGTGCAACTGCTGCTGCTACCTCTGCTGCTAGTGCAAGCACATCTGCTTCATCTGCTCTGACTTCTGCTAACTCTGCTGCTGTAAGTGCAGCCAGCGCTGCTGCTGCAGTTGCTGCTTCCTTTGATGCAAAGGGAGATTTGCTAGTAGGTACAGGGCTAGACGCCTTCAGCCCACTAGCAGTTGCTACAACTGCTGGATATATTCTTTCTGTCAACTCTGCTACCGCAACGGGACTTGAGTGGGTTGCACCTAATCAAGGTGACATCACAGGAGTTACCGCTGGTACAGGACTTACTGGTGGCGGTACATCAGGTTCAGTAACACTTAGCCTTGATACAACTGCAGTAATTCAACCGACTATCTTTGCAGCCAAGGGTGATATACTTGCCGCTAGCGCTAATGACACCCCAGCGATTCTAACAGTAGCATCAACGGATGGATATGTTCTTACAGTATCAAGTGCTACAGCAACAGGACTTGCTTGGGCTGCAGCACCATCTGGACTACCTTCCCAGACTGGAAACAATGGAAAGTATTTGACTACGAACGGAACAACTGCTTCGTGGGCATCAATCGTAACCGACCCAACACCGTCAGTATTTATGCTGATGGGCGCTTAAAGGAGAAATATCTAAATGGCTAAAAAAGTCCTTGGGCAATCAAACCCATCTGCGACAACTGCAACAACCCTATACACAGTTCCTTCTGCTAAAGAGGCTGTAGTATCCAGCATCTCAGTATGTAACTTGGCATCATCATCTGCCACATACCGTATTGCTATCCGCCCTGCTGGAGCAACCTTGGCTAATGTTCACTACCTAGCCTATGATGTAACTGTCGGTGCTGCTGATACAACTATCATTACTGTAGGTGTCACCCTTGCTACTACCGATGTCATCACCGTGTATGCATCTACTGCGAACCTAGTGTTCCACGCATACGGAGATGAGGCTTCGGTCTAATGTCAATAACTAGTGTTAAGTCTGGTGCGACAGGTATCAGCCTGGCACTAGACAACAACTTTATGGAGCCTATAGCCACTACCCTTGTCGGTAGTGGTGGGGTTAACCAAGTAACCTTTAATGACATACCCCAGACCTATAAGCATTTACAAATTAGAGCAACTTCTAGAACCACTCAGTCTGCTACTGGAACAAATTATTGGTTTGCATATTGTAATAACGACAGAGCAACTAATTATTCTTATCATATTTTAACTGGTGATGGTGCAAGCGCATCAGCACAGGCTGAAGTAAATACTACTTATTTACTTGGTGGACAGGCTCCAAGAGATAGTCAATTATCTAGCACTTATTCTATTGCTGTTTTTGATTTATTAGATTATGCAAATACTAATAAATATAAAACTGTTAGAGCGTTATCAGGAGTTGATTACAATGCTGCTTCTCCCCCTGGATATATAAGATTAATATCTGGTAACTGGAGAAGTTTTGATGCTGTTACAAGTTTAACAATTATTCCTGAAGCGTCTAACTTTTCTCAATACTCACGCTTCTCACTATATGGTATAAAGGGGTAGACAATGGCTGCTAAGACAGGCACATATACTCTGATTAATAGTACTACGCTAAGCACATCAACCTCTACGGTAACTTTTAGTTCTATACCAGCAACTTATACAGATTTAGTTCTTGTTGTATCTGGGCGGTCAACTGCTGCTGGAGCAATTCAAGACGGTTTAGCAATTAGGGTTAACTCGGATACTGGTTCTAATTATTCTGCAACCTATTTAAGAGGTGATGGTACTTCTGCTCTTAGTGGAAGAAATACTAATGATACTTACTATCGGCTTGCATCAAATGCTATGAACGGGGCAGGAGCAGCGGCAGGAACATTTTCTGCAACTGTAGTTCAATTTTTAGATTACTCAAACAGCACTACATTTAAAACATTAATTAGCAGAGCAGGTGTTGCTGGTGGCGGAACTGATGCAGTGGTAGCATTATGGCGTAACACATCTGTTATTAACTCTATTAGTTGCATTGGTTATGCTGGTAACCTTGATACAGGCTCCACCTTCAAACTCTACGGCATAGAGGCAGGTAATCTCTAATGGCGCTACAACTATTTAAGATTGCATCTACCACTGTTGAGAGTCCTGTAACTGAAATTACTTTTAGTAGCATACCTAGTGGGTATACTGATTTATTGTTAACAACAAGTACAAGGCGTTCAACTGGAAGCATTTGGGGTACTTTTACTCTTAAGTTTAATAATGACACAAGTTCTACATATACCGCAAGGCGTTTACTTGGCGATGGTTCTACAGCAAGTAGCACCAGTTATTCTACTGTTGGCAGTATTTATGCAGTTGAAGGAACTGGAGATTCCAGCACTGCTAGCACTTTTGCTAGCGCACATATTTATATACCAAACTATTCAAGCACTACAGTAAACAAATCTTTTAGTGCTGATGGAGTAGGGGAAAATAATGCTACTACAGCATATGCATCTATGGTTGCTGGACTATATCCTAGTACTTCTGCTATAAATAGAATAGATGTAATTTCTGGTAGTGGAAGTTTTATGACCAACTCAACCTTCACCCTATACGGAGTTCTATAATGGCTATCAGAAGTCTTAAGACAGGACAGTTTAGTAGAAGCGCCCTAGTCGGTAACCCAGTCATTATGCCTGGCTCCTATGAGTCTATTGCTACTGTGACTGTAGGTAGCGGTGGTAGTTCTAGTATTGATTTTACTTCTATACCTAGCACTTATAGTCATTTGCAGATAAGAGGTTGGGCACAAAGTGGAGCAACACCGAGAATCTATTTGCGTTACAATGGCGATACGGCCTCTAATTACACTTACCATTTTTTAGAAGGTAATGGTTCTGGTGCTGTGGCAAGTGCTGGAGCAAATCAAACTGAAAACTGGTTGTTCATAAATGGTTTTGTTGCAACTAACACACCTGCGCCATTTGTTATTGATATATTAGATTACGCAAATACTAACAAATTTAAAACAATACGTTCACTACACGGTAATGATAATAACTCATCTGGAAATCTTGCTTTAGGTTCTGGTCTTTGGCGTAGTACTTCTGCTATTAGTTCAATAAAATTATTTCCTTCTTCATCAACATTTTCTCAGTACTCTCATTTCGCACTATACGGGGTGAACTAATGCCAGCAGGAAAAACATATACACCACTTGCCAGGACTACGCTAAGCAGCGCTGCTGCTACTGTAGTGTTTAGTAATATTAGTGGAGTTTATACTGATTTAGTTTTGGTAATCAATGGAGGAACCCTAAGCCAAGGCGACAATGTATGGTTGCGATTTAATTCTGATTCTGGCAGCAACTATTCTGTAACTGAGTTAAGGGGTAATGGCAGTTCTGCTTCATCAGCCAGAGCAAGCAATCAAACAGTTGCATACCTACAATATAATATTGGCGGTGGTACTGATTTAGGTCAGAACTATATTGCTAATATAATGAACTACTCCAATACTACAACTAACAAGACTGTAATCAGTAGGGCTAACCAACCTAATGGTAGTACCAGTTATCCTGGAGTTGGTGCTTATGTAAACTTATGGCGCAATACTGCAGCAATTACATCTATAACTATAGGCAGAACTGGTAGTGGAGATTTAGCACTAGGCTCAACCTTTACCCTCTACGGAATTGCGGCGGCATAATGGCATACACATACTCTAAGATAGCAACCTACACAGTAGGTAGTGGTGGTATTGCAAGTATTGACTTCCTTAACATACCGCAGACCTATACTGATTTGGTAATCAAATTATCTGCACGCTCCAATGGAGGATTTGCAAATATGCAAATTCAATTTAATGGCGATACTACTGCTGGAAATTATAACTGGTT